CATACCCCGCACCCCAAAATCAGGACGTTTAGCTTGGAATGCTCTCGTTACCGCAGTATGGACCGCATCGTTACCTCTGTCGTGATGTTTCATGGAATGACCTCGCTTTCTTGGGTGTTGAGTGAGGAACCCCCTCACTTCTTACTTATAGTATATCAGGGTATGCAGGAAATGTCAACAGAAAAATGCATTTTTCTTAGGAACCATGCACTTTTCTTTGGCTATTTTTTATACCCCCCCTTGTTTGGAAGTTCGGCTACTTTTCACTTAATTTCTTTTTTAAGGAAGTTAGGAACTCTTTTTTAAAGGAATTTTTTAGGATTATTAAACACTTACTTTTCGGACTACTTTTACTATTTTTTTCTTTTAAGGAAGTTAGGATTCTTTTTAAAGGAAATTTTTTAGGCTTTCTTTTTCTTTTAAAATTTTTTAGGCTTTCTTTTTAAGGATTTCTTTCTTTTAGGAAGTTAGGCTGTTACTTTTTTTAAATTTTAGGATTCTTTTTAAAAGAAAACTTTTTAAGGATTTTAGGAAAGGCCCCCTCCGAATCTCAAAAATGAGTTAAACTTTTTTAGGAAGTTAGGAAACACCCCCACCCTAAAAAACAGCTTCCGGTATTTCAAGAAACTGTTTTTGTGGTGGGTTACTTTCTACGGGGGTTGCGGTATCTTTTATCTGAGAATTTTCTGGTTGATCCATCGGGGAGATCGGTAAATTTTTTGCACCTACCATTTTCAGCACTTTGACATTTGTTATATCGTATACAATCGAAACATGACCTTCTCATAGCTGCACCTCTGGTATGGGGTTGTGGGGTTGCAGGTGCAACCCCCTGCTGCTGTTAAGGGGTATAGTAACTGAATGTACCCTGAATTGAACCGTCTTTGACAATCTCTACGCACCCACATGGGAACCATCTGATTACGTTGTTGGGGTCGGGGGTTTTTTTATCAGGGTACATACACATAACGTCTTTGTCTACATAGTCGCATTTACTACATTTGTGGGTTTCAATGGTCTGCATGATAACACCTCGAAAAAAGAATTTAGGGGTTGCAGGTGCAACCCCTGCTGCACGTTATACCCAATCGTATAGATATACCCTGTCAAAAGAAGTTAATTCAGCACCGTTGTTTTTTGCAATAGAGCGTAAATCGGTCAAGGTAAATCGTAACTGGTGTTTTTTATCAAGGTAACTTTGAACGTCAAGCATTTCTGCAATGTGAATAGATTGGTTATCTCTTGTCTCTTTTGCACCGCAATGATGCACCGCATGAAGCACTAGCTCGACAATATTGACCATTGTGACACCTCGAAAATATGGGTTGACAGTTAGCTCACTATGAGGTCTAAAATCGCTTTGATCAATGGTGAGAAATGATAACCGAAAGCGATACTACCGAAAAGACACGTTACACCTATGATGCTTTCAAATGCTAGTTGTGACATGGGAACACCTCTTATTTGGGGTTGACAGTTAAACTTCAATCTGAGTTGCAGGGTTGCAACCCAGAATGAAACCGAACTATGCAAGGTGAATATGGTTGTTCTCGTCAAGTACCATACACATGCACCTATCAGCAGCACTCTCGAAAACTTCAGGTGAAAGCATAACTTTTGAACGGTAGTTGTCGGGTACTTCAGAGAAGTTGTTAAAGTTGTATTCTCTCGAAAACTTCTCACTGAGAAAGCGTGAAGATACTACACCGTGAATTGAGATTGTGTCGCTGATAAATCTGGTAACAATAGAGTCAAGTTCTGTAAACATGGTAACACCTCGAAAAAAGGGTTTAGGGGTTGCAAGCGCAACCCCTGAAATTTTATCTGATAGAGTCTTTACAGTATTGGTTCATTTCGCAGAAACTCTTGATAGCAGACTCATGAAAATTTGTGGTATGACCAATTTCACCGAAAAAATAATTGACAAGTCTGGTAAGATTGTCAAGGTCAATTTCAGTTCTGATATAAACCATACCAACATCAATCAATTGACCATACTGAGAAATAATTTCTCTGATCATATAAACCATATCAATACTTTCATAGTTTTCAATAAATTTCTCAGCACTCACGTAAATTTGGTCGGTATCAATTTCTCGAATTTTCATAACTTCACCTTGAAATATGGGTTTGGTTGTTCTCACTTCTCAAGAGATTGCAGGGTTGCAACCCCTTGAGAAATGGGGTTGCATTTCTGCAACCCCTGATTTTTAGCTGATTCTTGCAACCCATTTTTCATCATCTATGCGCATGGTGATAATGCTCTTGAAACTTGCGCTTTTGTAAATTGCGCTTGTGAAGAAACCTTTACCGTAAGAAACCCCATCTATGATGATGGTTGCACCCTGTTTTGACATACCCGCTAAATGCGAGTAAAAGGTACTTTTGATTATCAAGTTGAAATGCTTCAAAGTTCTTTTATTCATTACCTCATGTTCTTCTTTGGTAAAATTGTGGTTTAGCAGCATAGAGTTCATCACCTGAGTTCTGGTGCTGTATCGGTGAATGTTAAAGACCGTCTTCACCCCAAAATGCTCTTGTTTTGATTGAAATGCTCTTGTAATGCTCTTGACTTTCACGGGTTTCTGAATCTCATTTCTGATAAATCTTCTCATTTTGTTCACCTCATATTTGGGTTGACGTTTTGTTGAACTGCAAAACTTATAATGCAATCACCATACCAAAAAACTTTTTATTGCAGTAAGAAAAATTAAAATACTTGTAAGTCACTGTTTTTAAAGTAAAAGAAAATTAAAAAAAATTATTTTGCTGCATTGTATCATGTGTTCAAAAAGTGTCTTATTTGAGACACCCCGAAAAATAAATATGAGACACATGCTTAACTAGCTGTTTTTGTTCACTTTTTTGTGTCTCACTGTTTTTTTACAATTATGGTACATATTGAGACACTTTTTTATTCAATCAATTCAATATGTTAGCTGTTTTTGCTTCTGAAATTTCGCTCACACTGAACCAAATGGTCAAAGTCACATACTGGTATGGGTTGATGGGTTGCTTTACAGTGAAGGGTTGTTTTTGTGCTTCTCAGCGCATATTCTGGGTACAGGTAATGTCAAGAAAGACCACCACGACCACTTGGTGTTGCCTCCCCAAAAATAGGCAGGAAATCCTCAACTTCATTCCTCAGCCTACTTCCAATCAAAAATAGGCAGGAAATCCTCAACTTCACTCCAATAAAAAATAGGCAGGAAATCCGGAGAAAAATAGGGGTCATTTCCAATTAACCCCCACCTAAAAAAATAGGCAGAAAAATCACCAGAAAATAAACCTTGACATTCTAGTAGTTGTAGTAGTAGAGTAGTTCAAACATCAAAATAGAGAAGGGGGAAGGATGATTAACATAGCATTCGGGTTAGGGGTTATGGCCAGTCTTTATTTCACAGTAGGTTTTATCAGTTGCATCAAAGCAGCGGATTCAAGATATTCCACCTTTGGTTTCTGTTTAAGTATCAGTTGGGGGATAACCGCTTATTTAGGGAGTTTGATATAATGGAAGAAGAGACTAAGATTGTAGTTGGTAAAGGGGATCATCGACCTAGTAGTAGGAATTGTATTCCTACAGATCTTGAGCTTTGTGCTGATAGTAGAAGAGAAGAATGCCCTTACTACATCAAGGTTATTGTTGATACTAAAGAGGTTAGTTTTTATCAAGGATTTTGTGGTTGGGGATTTAGAAAGGAGGAATAATGTTTAGCTTTACGATTCATATTTGGCACTGGCGATGGAAACCTCATTTCTTTAGTTCACGGGAACTTCATGAGATTATATTTAGTTGGTTATGTTTTTCTTTTGAGATAGATTGGAGTTAAAATGAAAAGAATATGTGGATTTTGTCATTTACCATTTTCAGAAGATGCTATGATTGGAATTGAGAGGGTAACTTTTGATGCGTTGGAACATCCTGATACTGAATTTTTTGCTTATCATGGCGACGAAAAAGATATAATACCTGTATGTGAACCTTGCTATTCTGAAAAATCAGGAATTAAGAAAGAGTTTGCGAATTTGCCACCTTCTTTGCTGAAACATCAATATCCTTCAATAAAAGTAATAGAAAAAGAAAAGTATAGAAGTATGCCTTTAGTAAATCAGAGTGAAAGTATGATACGGGTTATTTTTACCTGTTCCATAAATGATTGGAGACAAATGCGTAAGGAGTTTTGCTGATGGATACTTATACAAAAGCAAAACTAGAAGAGGGTAAAAGAATTGGTAAAACTCCTTGGTGTGCTTCTGGTAATGTAGAAGCTTATTTATATAATTATTTAAATCCACCTGGAGATAGAGAGCAGTACCCCCAAGAAACATATCATGAAGCACAATTAAGGTATGTAGAAGAAGGAGAAATTACACAGGAAGAATATGAGGAAAGAATGAGGAAAGATTTAGAATTTCAGCATTGGCAATTAAGGAACATTGCTGATAATGCTTTAAAGAAAATGAAAGAAGTTGGAATTCTAGATGAATATCTGTCGAAATATTATTTAAAGGATACAAATGATGGTCCAAGTTAATCATACCATGTACACAGTGCAGAAGTGTTCTCTTACAGAGGATGAGCTTTATGGTAATAGTCATGCTAGTAAAGATGGATATGATACTGTATGTGGATTAGAGATAAACCATCATTGGTATATTATCAATAATACCTATGATGGGGAATATAATTGTAAAAAGTGTGCTAAGATTTTAGAGGAGAATAGGATAAATGGAGTATTCTGAGAACGCTTTGAATGTATTCAAGAAATTGTACTTTAAGAAAGATGAAGGAGGAAATCTTTTAGAGGATAATCCTGATGAAGTATTTAAAAGGGTATCGGTATTTATATCTGATGATATAAATGATAGCATGAAATGGGAAAAAAGATTTTATGATATGATGAAAGATGGATATTTTAGACCGAATACTCCTTGTTTGATGAATGCAGGGGTACAAGAGAAACCACAGACAGCAGCATGTTTTGTTGGGGATATGGAGGATGACCTTTGCTCTATCCTGGATTTTGATCGTGAAGCAGCATTGGTTTTTGCTAGTGGAAGTGGGATAGGTATCAATTTTGGTACTTTGCGGGAAAGAGGAGCAGCTTTGAGTAGTGGAGGAGAAAGTAGTGGTCCTTTTGCCTTTATGAAAAAGTTAGCATCTACGGGTGAAGCGGTTAAAAGTGGGGGAAGAAGTAGACGTGCCGCTATTATGAGTATGTTCTTTGATGATCATCCGGACTTATTGGAGTTTATTACTATTAAAAATGGTGTAGATCAAGATTTACGATCTATGAACCTTTCTGTGGCAGCAAGTGATGCTTTTATGAAAGCAGTTAAGGATGGTAGTAGTTGGGAATTGTGTGGTGTTATAGATGGTAGGATTAAAAGCACACATAATGCCAGAGATATTTTTGATCTGATTGCTACGAATGCACATAAAAGTGGAGATCCTGGTATCTGGTTCATTGATAGAGCTAATGCAGATAATGGATTAAACAAACAGTATGGTAGTATCACCAGTACAAATCCTTGTGGTGAACAGTCCTTGTTACCTCACGGTGCTTGTGCTTTAGCATCTATCAATCTAGCTAAGTTTGTAGTGGAAGATGGCAAATTTGATTATGAAAAGTTTAGAGAAATTGTTACATATGGAACTTATTTCCTCGATTTCATGATTGAAAAGAGTGGATACCCTACAAAAGATTATGAGGATATGGCTAAGAATACTAGACCACTTGGTTTAGGTATTATGGGTTTAGCGGATATGTTGTGTTTACTGGAAATTCCTTATGATAGTCAAGAAGCTTATATACTTTGTGGAAATATAGCGGAAGTGTTAACACAAGAGTCAATTGAAGCTTCAATGAAATTGGCAGAAGATTATGGAGCGTTCCCAGCTTTTAACAATAATATTAATGGTATGACTGAATTATGTGAAAAGTTTGGTTTTCATGACGATGTACTCAATATTAAACCTCTTAGAAATTCTAGTTGGACTACAATAGCACCTACAGGTACAATTTCTATTTCTGCTGATTGCTCTCCAGGGATGGAACCTCTTTTCGGTATCACCTACACAAAGAATATAGCGGATTCAGATGAAAAATGGATATTTGTTAATCCAATTTTTGAAAGTTTACACCATGATAAATCTTGGTATAAGGAAGCAGTCGAGAGAATTGAATTGAATCATGGTTCATGTCAAGGAATAGAGTGTGTACCTTTAGAAGTCAGGAGGGTATGGAAGACAGCACATGATATTGATTGGAAAGATCGTATTGAAATGCAAGCACACCTTCAAACGTATATCTCTAATGCTATTTCATCTACTATAAACCTACCTAGATCGGCTACAGTAGACGAAATCAAAGAGATGTATCTCCTTGCGTGGCAAAAAGGACTAAAAGGAATTACGGTGTATCGTGACGGTTCTCTTGACTGTCAACCAGTGGAATTTGAAAAAGAAAAAGAGAAACCACAAAAGAAAGTAGAGAAATTGTGTAAAGGAAGACCTAAAATTCGTGACGGTAAAACTTATGAAGTAGCTACTGGACATGGAAATGTCTTTATTACAGTAAATCATGATTGTAATGGCAAGATATTTGAAATATTTAATGCTGGTGGAAAAGGTGGAGGTAAAAATGCTGCAAAACTTGAGGCTATAGGTCGTTTAGTATCATTGGCATTACAGTATAATGTTCCAATTGACGAAATTGCTTCTCAATTGATCAATATAGGGGATGGAAGTATTGCTTGGGATAAATTAGATCCAAATGATACAAAATCAACACCTATATTGAGTATACCTGATGCTATTGGAAAAGTTTTGAAAAAGTTTTATTCTAATAAAAATGGTATGGAAGTGAATATGATCGTTGAGCAGGAAAGTATCATTTTAGAAGATACACCAGTTGAATGTGCAGAACCAGAGAATAAACAACTACTTTGTCCTGAGTGTGGGGGTAATGCAGAAATGAAAGAAGGATGTCTTTTCTGTCCTAGTTGTGGCTCAATGTGTTCATAAATAGTATTTGACTTTTTTGAAAAGATAATTTTATACTGCGGTAACTGAAGTGATGATACCAAAGAGAAATAAAACAAACCCTGAGAATTCTTGCATCGTGAGGTGCAGGAGAGCTATCATCAGCTCCAGTTATTCTCAGGGTTTTCTTTTTGGAGGGTAGTAATGAAAAATTTATGCGAATGTGGTTGCGGTGAAATAGTTAAGAGGAGATTTGTGTCTGGTCATAATAATAGAGGTAAAACTATTTCTGAATGGCAGAAAGGCAGGATAAGTGCAGCTAATAAGGGGAGGAAACATTCCGAAGAAACAAAGAAAAAATTAAGTAAACTTAGTACTGGTAGGAAACATTCCGAAGAAACAAAGAAAAAATTAAGTAAACTTAGTAAAGGAAAAAAACTTTCAGAAGAAACAAAGAAAAAATTAAGTAAACTTAGTAAAGGAAAAAAACTTTCAGAAGAACATAAGAAAAAATTGAGGGAAGCTAATAAGAATATTTCTGCTGAAAGACGGCAGAAATTGAGAGATGCGAATTTGGGGAGGAAACATTCCGAAGAAACAAAGAAAAAAATAGGATTCAAGAGTAAAGGAAGAAAACGTACAAAAAAAGCAAAATTAAAACATTTTATTACTTTAATAGAAAATAGACAGAAAATAGGAATTACAACTGTAAATGGTGGGTACTGCCATGTTTGGAGTGATAGAGAGTACATTAATGATTTAAGAGGACCAGCGTGTGAACATTGTGGGATAACTAATATGATGAATATTCATTTATGTGGATTTAGATTAAGTACACATCATAAGAATGGGAAAGAAAATTGTGCTCCCACAGATATTCAAACTTTATGTAATAGTTGTCACACTAAAGAACATCGGAGATTACATTGTAAAGAGGTATAAAAATGTGGGTGATATTATGAAATTTTATCGTTATCAAGATATATTCTATAGATCAGGACCAAAGATTGATTTGCTAGAATTTAAGTCAATCAAAGAAACCCCAAAAGGTTGGTGGATTGTGTCTAACTACGCTTATCCTAATTGGTTAGACGGCAATCTTGTTGAAGAGATAGATGATAAAAGATGGGTATCGGCAACAGCAATGAAACGATTTGCATATCCAACAAAGAAGGAAGCACTTTATAGTTACAAGATGAGGAAAAAAAGTCAAATTAGGATATTAAAAGCAAGACTATTGAATGCTGAAACTCTATTGGAAGAGATTGATAGAGTAGATTTTGAAGGGAAACCAAAAACTTTTGAATTAAAAGGGGGTACATAAATGAATAAATTAAGCGAAATAGTTTGGGCAGTCGAGGTTTCTACATTTGAGGGTAAATTGTTTGAGGGATATCAAGTACCGCCAGATCCAACGGTCCTCAATAAAATTTATAATAATTCTGTTGCTATGAGCAGGAGAGATTGTGAGGAAAATCCTGAGTTCAAACACATTATTCCTTATGTTGTTCTCACATCTGAAACCAATGATATATTCGTTACTAGAAGGACCAGTAATCAAACGGAGGGTAGATTACATGGAAAGGCTTCTATTGGTGTAGGTGGTCATGTGGGACCTATGCGGTATGTTACAGTAAAAGATTCCATTCATGTAGGAATGTTGAGGGAATTGCAGGAAGAACTTACTGGAATGGATGCAATAGGTACATCCTTTGATTTTCTTCCTAAATTGGTAGGTATATTGAGTGACAATTCTAATAGCGTGGGTGCTGTTCATTTGGGATTAGTTTATGAATTGTTGGTAGATCCTGATCGTATGGAAAGTATTAATATAAAAGAGACAGAAAATATGACAGGGGTGTGGATGCCTTATGATGATGCTCTCAAAGTAGAAAATTACGAAAGTTGGTCGGCATTGGTTTTGGGGTTAATATAATGGAAAAAGTTAAAGTAATAGTAGTGAACGGATTGTCACGTTCTGGTAAAGATTCATTTATTGATGCTATACGCAAGAAAGTTCCTGCTTTAATCGAACATTCAACAATTTATACAGTTTGGGATTCATTACTTTATCTTGATATGATAAATCCTATCAAGAAAGGTCCAGAAGAGAGAGAATTTCTTGCTGCTGTGAAACAAGCATGGATCAATTACAATGAGGGTCCTTTTAAAGAAGTAGTACATATGGCAGATGAATTAGAAAAGGAATACGCTTTCACATCTAATATAGACAGGGTTTTGTTAGCAGTTCATGTTAGAGAACCGGAAGAAATGAAGAAATTGAAGAGACACTTTGAAGATAGAATGTTTACTGTGAAAGTTACTAGACCTGAAATAACAGCGCAACCAGGAGATGAAAATGTGAACAATTGGAATTACGATTTTGAGGTGTATAATGAGGGGGATTTGGAATACTTAGACACATTAGTTGATGCATTTATTAACTTCTTGAATGAAAGGAAGTGAAAGTGGAAACTGATGGTTTAATGAGAACAGAACTTTCTGGTTCCGTAATGTGTGAAATGTCTTCAAGATTATGTGATATTTTGCATGAAGCATACGTGGAAGGAACCCATATAGATATCAGACATCCTATATTTGATTTTCCTTGTAAATTTGTAATTATTTCTGAAATAGTGGAAGCTTCACCAAATGGTGCTGTAGTTTTTTTTGAATTGCGGTCTTTTTCATAAAGGAGGGGAAAAATGTTAAGTTTTCAGCCAATAAAGAATTGGTTATTTCAAAAGAAATGTGAGGATGACTATAAAGAAATGGTAACATCCTCTTCTACTGTTTCTACTGATGTCTGCTTTATTTGTGGAGAGGAAGAAAATGAAACACAAAAATTGGAGTACCTTTACGTTGAGACAGATCCTATTTATGGTATCATGAATAGGGCTATTTATCATAGGGATTGTGTCGAGCATATTGTGTGCAATTCTGAAAATTTACCAGAAGAAGGTAGAGAGCATTTAAAACAGGCTGTACAAATTGTACAGCAATGGAAGAAAGATGAATTAAGAGCCAAAGAAGCTCAAGAGGAATTGGAAACACAACTATTAGATAGCAAGTTATTCCTTTGCAAGGAGAATAAATGATATATACAATGATATTTGCATTGTTCATTTTGGTATTCATTTTGATAGATAGTTTCAGTAAATTAAAAATACGGGAGGGTTACGATGAAGATTCAAACAACACTAGGGATTATAGTTACACTAGGTACAATTGCTGGTGGACTAGTAGCAATAGACAGTCATTATGCGAAATCTTCAGAAGTGGAAGAGGTATCTGTCTATATATGCAGGATAGAAAAACGACTAGATGAGAAGATACAAACAGATAGAGCTAATTCATTACAAGAACGAATGTGGCGTCTTGAGGATCGTTATACACCAGATAAAGCTAGACAAAAAGATGAGTACCGTAGATTGCAACAGGAAAGAGAAGATATTATTAGAAAAAAGGGAAAATAACTATGGAAGAGGTATTTTATGATAAATTAGATAAGAAAGAGCATTGGGCTAAGAAAACCTTTAGAGAAAAAGGTGTTTCTATGGGGGATGTAGCCAGAGCATTGGGATTAAGCTATACCTATGTCTGCGGTATGCTATCTGGAAATATCAAGATAACTGATGAGCAAGAGGAAAGAATTAAGGAATTGGCGGATTATTTGAACCAATAGGGGGTTGCTATGGTGGAAGAAATAAAGTTAGAAAAAGAATCTTTGTGTCTGGATTGTGAACATTTGTTTGTTGCTACTGCTCAAGGGGAAAAACCAGAGTTATTCACTAGATCGGTTTGTTTAAAAGATAAGGATCTTTTTGATCACTTATGGAATATGGCGCAGGATGTCTTTTTAGAAAAGAAAAATGACGCTTCTATTCCTCATATAATTGAATGTTCGCAGTATTCAGGAGAATAATATGAAGAAATTCGTGTTACTCGGTGCGGCAGGATTTGTTGCACCTCGCCATATGCAGGCGATAAAAGACGTTGGTGGTGAGTTAGTTGCTATAATGGACCCCTCTGATAGTGTGGGTATTGTGGATTCATATTTTTCTAATGCTGCGTACTTTAAAACATTTGAAAGGTTTGATCGTCATTGCTCCATGAGAGGGGATATAGATTACGTTTCTATTGCAAGTCCGAACCATTTACATGACGCACATTGTCGTTTTGCTTTACGAATTGGAGCGGACGCCATTTGTGAAAAACCTTTGGTATTAAGAGAGAAAAACCTTGATCAGTTGCTTAAATTAGAGAAACAAACAGGTAAAAGGGTTTGGAATATCTTGCAATTACGGTTAAGTGATGTTTATAAGAGGATTATTTCTCATATTAATGAAATAGACGATGGACATTTACTTGATATTTCATTGGATTACTTTGCTCCAAGGGGTCGTTGGTACGACTTTAGTTGGAAGATGTCTGAGGAACAGTCAGGTGGCCTTGAATGTAATATAGGGATTCATTTACTGGATCTTCTTTGTGAATTTTTTGGTCATTGGGATATGGTTTCAGCTTATGACAAAGATATAATGGGAAGGAACATATACTTTTCTGTAGAATTTGCACATGCTACTGTTTATGTGGAACTATCTCTTGACAGATCAGAGAAAAGGGAACTCACTATAGATGGAGTTTCTTTTGACCTTACCCCTAATATGAAAAATTTGCACACAAAGAGTTATGAACAGATTTTAGCAGGGAAAGGTTTTGGTATTGAAGAAGCAAGGCAGGCTGTATCTTTATGCGATGAATTGCGTGATATATCTTTTGAAAGGAGGTATAAATGAGAGATGATATGAGAGAAACAGGTGACAATGTTCAAATTCATCCAACTGCAAGAGTGGATTACTGTTATATGGGGAAGAATATTAAAATTTGGCATAATTCTCATATTTGTGACAGGGCAGAAATTGGGGATAATTGTATGATCGGTCAGAATGTCTACATTGGACCAGATGTTAAAATTGGAAAAGATTGTAGAATCCAGAATAACGCTTATATACCAGAAGGTGTCATTATTGGGGATTTTGTTTTTATTGGACCTGGAGTAACATTCACTAATGTTAAGTATCCTGATGCATTGACAGATCAAAGTGGTAATTTTTTGACTACTAAGGTTATGGCTGGTGTGGTAATTGGTGCTAATGCGACAATCTTGCCAGGACTAGAGATTGGTAGTGAGAGTTTTGTGGGGGCAGGTTCTGTTGTTACAAAAGATGTTGAAAATGGAGAAACTGTGGTTGGTAATCCAGCAAGAAATTTTGATAATGGGAGAAAGTAAATGAAAGACAATGTTATACAAATTGAAAATGATATAAAGTTAGCTGTTGTGTGTATGCCTGGTTTAGAGTCATTTCTTCCAGATATTGTGCATAGTTTAGAAGAAAACTATTCTGTACAGACATGCTATAGTAAGGATATGAATGAAATTAAAGATGTTGTGGAATGGTGCGATATTGTATGGATCGAATGGGCCAATGAACTTGCTATCCATATTACCAATGAATTACCAATTGAAGACAAACAGGTGATTATAAGGTTGCATTCGTATGAAGCTTTATCCGGGTATTGTACGCAAATAAAATGGGAAAAGGTAGATGGTCTTATACTAGTTGCACAACATATAAAGGATATATTAAAAAACCAAAATATTATTTTACCGGCAGATTTGAGAACGTACATTATTCCTAATGGTGTAGATTGTGATAAATTCAGGAGGGTAGTTAATGGCTAGAGGAAACTTTGTGAACTGGGATTCTTTAAAAGAAACTTATAACAGGATGCATAATACGCAGTATAAAACAAGTAAAGAATGGGTCATAGAGCTATACAATAAGCATAAAAAATATGTCAGTCCTGTATCAGAAGAATTAGGGGTTAGTTTTAATACGGTTAGTAAATATTTGGATGGTCTGGGTGTTCTGGAAAGAAAACCTAAAGGTGGAAATAACTATATAAATAGACCTATGGGTAAAAAAGAGCAGTTATTTTTAGGAATAACGGAAAAAACTATGTTGGAGTTAACTAGAAAGCAAGTAATGGAAAGATGCGGAATATCGCATACTACGTTTAATAAATTGGCAAAAAAGTACGGAAGAACTTATTTGAAAGGAAGAAGCGCATGAAACCAATAGAGGGAAAGAGAATTGCATTCTTAGGGGCATTGTCTCACAAAAAAGGTATTCAGCTTATGGTTGAGGGGTTCAATGCCATTCATGAAGCTGATGAGGAGTATACTATTCACATTGGGGGTATAATTCAAGATGTACGCTATGGGGCTTATTTAGATCATGCTATTCTTGATTTAAAATTGCAAGATCATATTTATTATGATGGAAAGGTTGAAGATGTAGTCTCTTGGTTGCAGGATAAAGACTATATTTACTGTTCTTCACCCTTAGAAGGTTGTCCAGTCGGGGTATTAGAAGCACTTTCTGTAGGATTAAAGCCTCTAATTCACTCATTTATAGGTGCTTCTGGTCTTTACCCACAAAAATATATCTGGAGAACCATAAAAGAATTGGTTGCAATGGCTTTAGAGGGTAGGGGTGATCCAAAAGAATATAGGGATTTTGTTAAGAATAATTATTCGTTGGATAGACAATTGAAGTCAATAAGCAGGGTGGTAGGTTCTGTAGCTAAGGATGTAAAGAAAACTGCTGTGCGATCTAAGAATAGTACTGTTTCTTGTGTAATTGCTGTTAAGAACGGGGAGAAAACCATTGAAAGAGCATTGGAATCTCTAATTTGTCAGACTAAGAAATTAGATCAGATCATTGTTGTAAATGATGCTTCCACTGATAATACAGTGGAAATTGTGTCTAAATTTGCAACATTTCATAAAGATTCAACTATTAACGCTCAGATTATCACTTTGCCAGAAAGTAAATGGGTATTTTCAGCTAGAAATGAGGGATTTAAGCGTGTAGATACGGATTATTTCTTTTTTCTTGATGCAGATGATTATGTACCTGAAAATTATGTGTATGAAATGAGCAAAATGTTAGACAATAATCCTACAGTAGCAGTTACTTATTGTGATATGGTTCATTTTAATGAACTAGGGGAGGAGAAAGTTCCTGTACCAGAATTTGATCCATCTATTCTTATGGAAAGAAATTTTATTGCTTACTCTGCAATGCAAAGGACGAAGAACTTTGAAGGATATTCTGAATATTTGAATGATACCAGAAATCATTTGACGGAATGGGATCTTTGGTTAAATTACGTCAAGAGGGGTTTCCAGATAAGAAAGTGTACCCATACTAGCTTTCATTATTACCTTGCACCCACGATGGGCTCAGACACTCAAATGAGTAAAAATTATGAACAACCTAGACTTTCAATGCACATTCAGATGGCGATGGGGTTGGTTGCTAATCTTTCTGATATTCAGATTAAAGGGGATGAGAAAAGAATTCTTCTTGTATGTCAGGGAAAAGATTATTTGGATCGTTCAAAAATGGGTTTTGAACTTATGACTTGGTGCAAACCTCTAGAGGATTTTGGGGATGTATTTGTATTCCAGTATGATGTAGCAATAAAACATTTTGGTAAAGAAGGAATGGTTAACAAGCTGGAAGAGACTTTAAATGTTGTAGACCCAACTGTAATTTTCCACCCAACATACGTGGATGATATTCCAGCTAAAACATGGGCTGAGATAACTAAAGCATTTAAAACAGTTTGCTGGAATAGTGATGATGATAGACGGTTCGACAGTTTTTCAAAAGAGTATGGGAAAAATTTTACTAATTCGGTGACTACTTACCCTGAAATATTTAAGAAAATGGATCATCCTGGTAGGATTTTAAGTGCTTGGGCAGTGAACACTTCTTATTTTTATCCTAGAGAAAAAACAATAGATGTTAGTTTTTGTGGTCAGAAGTATGGTGGCCGTGAAGAAATGTTAAGCGGTTTGGATGTGGAATGTTATGGGGGTGGTTGGGAAAATGGTTTTGTTGATTTTACAGAAATGGCAAAGATATTAGGGGAGAGCAAAATTTCTATTAATTTCAGTTTGGGTGCTGATGGTAATTCTCAAATGAAACTCCGACCCTTTGAGATATGTGGTTCTAATACTTTGTGTTTAACTGAGAATGCACCTGGATTAGATAATTTATATGCGATAGAGGAAGAGGTTATCCTTTTTGAAACCAAAAAAGAACTAAAGGAATTGATCGAGTATTATCTAGAACATGAAGATGAAAGAAAAGCTATAGCCAAAGCTGCATATGAGCGCACTATATCTAAGCATACGTGGAAAAATAGGTTTGAAGAGATTTTCAACGTGCTTTACACTTAATTTTTCTCTTGACTTTTACATGTATAATGTGGTATAAAGTATGTAAATTAAATTAAAATAAAGATTAGTAAGGGGAGGTTATCTTCTCTTACTAATCTTTATAAAGAAAGGAGACAATAAATTAAATTATGCGGAGAAAAAAGAAAATACCAAGAAAGAAGAAATATGATGTAGTATTGAACAATCATGCTAAGAAAAGGGTTTGGGAAAGATATTCTATTGAATTTACTAATGCTGATTTGAACAAAATAATTGCCAAGATTCATAATGGGGATGCGGTGTTTGTAGAAGGAAAGACTAATACTAGAACTGTTCATAAGATTGAGTACGAAGGAACTGATTTTTTAGTTTTGTACAGCAGAAGTATGAAAAGAATTGTTACATTTCTACCAATGGAGAATTATCATGCGTGATAAGATTAAAGCTAGAATATTAGATGAATTAGAAATGAGAGGTTGGACTATAGTTGAGGGTACAGAAAACTTGATTCCACCGGATTCATTATGGGAAAAGAAACCAAAAGAGTTTTTCGTGTATGATGCTGTTGATGTGGAAGAATTACTGAATAAAGAATTTTTTGAAAAAGTTTTAATGGAGGAGGGGTTATAATGGGGTGGGAAGATGATTTGATTGCTACATTAGAAGATGAAATAAAAAAAGATTCTACTTCTGGTCTTTACGATGAGGATTTTTATAATGCACACGTTAAGTATAAACCCATTTATAGTTTCCTGGGGGATTTGATAGTCGCCACTCTTGAACCGAAATCTGTTATTGACTTGGGTTGTGGGTGCGGTTTCCTTCTAGAAAGATTGAAAGAGCATGGTGTTTCAACTCTTAAAGGGATTGACGGTAGTGATCAAGCTGAATCTGCTTGGAGTGAAGATATTAAAACCTTTGCAGAAGTACATGATCTTGTGAAATTCAAACCAGAAGGAAGGTATGATCTTGCTGTTTGTATGGAAGTAGCAGAGCATATTCCTCAAGATAAATCTTCTAGAGTCGTTAAAGTTGTGACAAGTGCAGCTAGTAAGTTTGTATGGTGGACTGCTGCTGTACCAGGACAGGGTGGTACAGGACATGTAAATTGTCAGAGCATTTGTTATTGGGTAAGGGAATTTGAAAATCAAGGGTTTGTACCCGCATGGGAATTAACCTATGATCTAAAAACAGAAATGTTGAAAATTCCAGAAATATGTATGTCATTCCCATGGTTTAGGGATAATTTAATTCTTTTTAAGAGGGTGGGAAAATGAATAATGATGAAGAAGAACAAATTCCTAATCTCAATAAGCATGAAAGTGAGTTGAGAAAACATAGGAAAAAGAGAAAGATAAAAAGTAAAATGTCCAAACGGTCAAGAAAGAAAAATAGGAGGTAAACGTGGGACAAGTCTTTGCTTTTGGCAATTCTCATGTATCTATTTTTTCTGGAACTGATTCGATGGTTCCAATTTGGCCTAATCTTTCACAAGATAAACTTCCTTGGTTTCGTACTTTTAGGATAGGTGCTGTTACTGCTTATCAGGCAGTGAAGCACATGAAATTGATTTATGAAATATGTGATTCTGTTTCTTTTAAAAAAGATGAGGATATTCTTTTATTTGTATTTGGTGAAGTGGATATTAGAGCGCATATAGTAGAACAAAGTAAAAAACAGAATAGACCACAAGTACAAATAACAAAGGAAGTAGTACAAAGGTATTTTGAAGCTATAAAAGAGGCTAAAGATGAAGGTTATGAAGTAGCAGTTTTTGGCTGTATTGCTGGTTTTAAGTTAAAAGAAGGTGGGGATAAGCCACCTTGGCCTTACTCTGGTACATGTAAAGAGCGTAATAGCATAACACAAATTTTTAATCAGGAATTATGTAAAAAGTGTCATACTAATTACATTCCTTTTATTTCTGTGTTTGAAGAAATGCTATTAATGAATGGAGAAACTGATGTTAGATATTTAGATATTAATGGTGCTGGATGTCACCTCACTACGAAAATACTTCCATTGATTCTATGGCGATTTAGAGATTCAGGGTTAATTCCTTTTGATTGTAAATTGTGTGAGTGGGAGAGTAAAGGGGCATAAAATTGACAGATTTAGTTTACTTGCATGTACCAAAAACAGGTGGAACCTATACAGCAAGGAACGGTGTATTAGATCCTATTAATGATTTGAATCATAGTGTTTTCATAGATGGTAATTTTGATGATAAGGATTACCCACCTAGCCCAGGCTATTTAGCTAAAATGAAGAAAGATGTATCGGTAGTAAATAAACCAGATAGAATTTGTTTTGCTACCGTTAGGAATCCTTATTCATGGTTAGTGAGCTATTGGTTTCATGCAGGATGTAATATACCAGAAAATGAAAATCCTTCTCATTATGATTACAGATTAGCAAGGAAGGGCTTCAGTACCTTTGTGGAAGGAATCGCTAAAAGAGATGTAGGGTGGCCATCTAAGAAATTTATTCATTTCGCTTTTTTTTCATATAAGGGTGATTTTATGATTGATAGACTAATTCATCAAGAGGATCTAGATAGTGAATTGAAAGAATTAGCTGCTGATTATAAACTTTCTTATACACCACAAGACAGGGTTATGGTTGGCAAAGCCACAAAGAATTATGTAGATTATTACGATGATAATTTACGTTCTCTAGTTCGTGATGTTTGGGGTAGGGAATTAGCTTTGTTTGGCTATGATTTTTGGGGAAGAAATTTCACTGGTATTTTGGATAAGGGCATTACAGAAAAACATAAGGAAGAAATAAAGTATGTTTGGAAAACAAATATTTTAAAAATAGGGGAGGAGGCATTATGAACATTCTTTACATACCTTTGGAATTTCCAAATTGGTACTCTGCAAAGAAAATGACTTATCCGGTTGGGGTAGGTCTAAGTGAAGGTTTTGGTAAGAATATTGAGGTTACGGTTGTACCAGCATTTTACAATTCCGGTCTGTGGATGCAATATTTGCATCAAATTACTATGGGACAAAAGTATGATCAGGTTTGGTTTGAAGTTGTGCATTCTAAAATTCCAATGCAGGTATTGGAATATATAAAATCTTTAGCTGAAATTAGGGTAGGATTTGTTATTGAAAGTCTCACTATTCATCCTGATGAGTATAAAAATAATCCAGACGGTACTAATTTAAGAACAGAAAATCTCAATGCGAAATTGCCATATATGACGCACGTTGTAGTTGTGGATGAGAGAGATTTAAAAACCTTCAAAATTCCAGTAATGTTTGATATTGCTAGTGTGCCTGAGAGTATGGTTAATCTTGAAGTGAATGAAAAAGCACTAGAAACTGATAATGTAATTTTTTATGGAACACCTTATGGAGAAAGAGAGCAATGGGTCAAAGCATTGGGTGATTCTCTTTTGTTAAATCCACAAGGTAATTCAGAAGAAAAGGGTGGAATGCCAGCACAATATGAAACCATCACCTCTGGTGCATTTAATAATATGTTCGGAAAAGAGGTTATTCCAGTTGGGTATTACAAAACATTTTGTGATTCTTGGATGGGTATTCGAAAGAAAATGTATCAGAATTGGATGCGTATACTCTGGAGTATTCAAGGGTATGGGGTCTTAAATCTTCCACATAGAACTAATGTTTTATCAAGCAGGGTGATCGAATCTATGGCTGCGGGTAAAGTTGTGTTTTCGCCCAGAATGTACAATGGAGCAGATTTCTTGTTCAATAATGGTGAAAATATTATGTATTATGAGTCATTAGAGGAATTAGAGGAGTTGATCTATGAGATTGATTATGCTGATAAATATATGCTTGCTAAAAATGCCATCAATACTGTTCTGGAAAATTTCACCACAGAGAAAATGGTTCAACGAATTTTAAAATTCGTTAAGGAGAATATTTGATGGAACATGCAGATTTTCCAATAGACAGTTTTGGTTTTATGAATGATCCTGCAACAAATGAGCAGAAAGAAATGATTGTTGAACTTTGTGAGGCTAGAGATACACCAATTGATCCTAATGGTAAATGGCCTGAACCTTTTACTAAGTGGGATGCTAAAAGGATGATTGATAATTTGGAAGGAGAGTCATGAACACCTTGGATAAATTGGTAGAATCGGGGTTACATAATGTTGAGGAATCTTTGAAGCTCCATTTGGGTTGTGGTCAGACTAAATTAGATGGTTTTATTAATATTGATTTCCCTCAAGATAAACATAATGTTATGATTTCTGCTGCTGATGCAGAAGCAGATATAACAAAAGATTTGCTTTTTCCAAGATTTTCTGTGGATGAAATACGGTTACATCATTTGTTCGAACATTTTCCACGTGTAGTAGCATTAGCACAACTTGTGAAATGGCACTTTTGGTTAAAGATTGATGGAATACTCATAATTGAAACTCCTGATTTTATGGGGAGTATTCAGCAGATAGTTGATAATGATATTGAGTATGCTCAGAAAATGGCTATAGTACGTCATTTAGTTGGTGATCAAGCGGCAGAATGGGGATTTCATATAGATCAGTGGTGGAAGGATAGATTTGAAACCACTTTGTCTAGCTTCGGTTTTCATGTTACAGATATTAAATATTTCACTTGGGAAATGTGGCCTCATTTAAAAAGTATTACAGTTACTGCCACTAAGGTTGCAGAGATTTCTATAGCGGAACAAATTAAAAAGTGTTTCCTATTACTGAAAGATAGCATGGTTTCTGAAAGAGAAGTAGCAACTTTTGAAGTATGGCAACACCAGTTATTAGAAGAACTGAAGGAGTATACGGGATGACATTATTAAATCCATATCCAAATAAAATAAAAAGAGAAATACTGACTACTGCTTACAATGCTGGAGAGGGTCATATAGCATCTTCTCTTTCTATTGTGGAATTACTATATGTGCTTTACGATAATGTGTTAAAGGAAGAAGATTATTTTATCTTATCTAAGGGACACGCTTCCCTTGGATGGTATGCTGTTTTGAACCATTTTGGTTATATTACGGATGAAGATTCAGATTCATTTTGCAAACCAAATGGATTACCAGGACATCCTGATAGACTCAAAACCCCTTGTATTCATGCGTCTACTGGTTCTTTAGGACATGGTTTACCCATTGGGGTTGGCATCGCTTTAGGTCTTAAAGCAGCAAATAGAAGTGGGAAAGTTTACGTTCTGATAGGTGATGGAGAAGCTAATGAAGGAGCTATATGGGAAGCTGCAAATTTAGCTGTATATCATGATCTGGATAATTTATGTTGTATAGTGGATTGTAATGGTTCTGCTGACAGGGCTTTGACAACTTATATACCAAAAGTGTTTAGTGCCTTTGGTTGGGTTACTAATGAAATAGTGGGACATAACATGTATGATATTAATCATGCTATTAATGATACAGCTATTCCACCTAGATTACCTTACTGTGTTGTTGCTATAACGACAAAGGGATATGGGGTTAGTTTCATGGAGAATAACCCTGAGTGGCACCACAAGACGATGAATGAAGAACAGTATCAGCAGGCTATGAAGGAGTTAGAATAATGGATAATTCTTTTTGGGTAGATGCGGGGGAGGGTGTACATTTACGGATAAGAAAGTTTGAAAGATTACCCCCTTTTCCAGAACCAACAGAACTTATTTTAGATTGGGAAGGAATAAAAAGAGGTGGAGAAGAAATTCTTTTTTCTAAAGAAGAAGTAGAAAAAGTGGTAAAGGAATGTCCTTCTTTATTTGATTTCGTTATAGCTAATTTAATATAAAGGAACTAGAATAATGGCAAAATCAAATATCACTGTAGATGTCACTGCTAATTTGTTTTCCCTATGTTCTGTAAAATGTGACAATTTTAGTTGTGTACACAGAAATCAGGACACCCATAATTGTAATTTGAAGCATATAGAAATAGATGTAGCTGGAAAATGTGAAAATTATAGAACTGCGAATATGATGGCATGAGGGGTTAAAATGAAAGCACCGATACGAGAAAGACGTTTAGGTAAATTCTCTATTACAAGGAATGTGATATACGACAATCCTGAGCTTGTTAAAAGAATAATGGGTGAATGTATTATTGTTAATGCAACTATGAAGTGGCATACAGATGCTATTCATTATGTAGCTATATCAGATCATTTTGCTGTAGTAGAAGAAGGAGATAGAGAAATACCTATTTATTCAATCCAATGTGAAACAGAATATGATGATACTGGTATGATAGTTAATATTGATTGGAAGTTTACGGGGGTGTAAAATGGGAGAAGGGATGATGAAATTAGAAACTGCACGACACATTGCGGCACGGATATGGTGTGATCAAGAGTATCAACACATTGAGATGGATGTGAACCTTGCAGAGAAAATTGCTGTTATGCTGATGAACAATGCGAACAGTGAAGCACCACCGGAGGAGGGATGAAATGGGAATGTTTGATTGGGTATTTATTGTATGTCCTGAGTGTGGTGGCAATATAGGATTTCAGTCTAAAGCAGGGGAATGTGATTTGCGAGAATATGATGAATATGACATGCCACCTGAAATTGCTGTTGATTTAAAAGATGAGGAGATGCGGTGTGATCAGTGTAAAGCCCGTGTAAAATTGAGAGTTCAAGTAATTACTAAAGTAGATGTGGAGTTGCTATGAGAAATCAATTCGTAAGGACAATGACAGATATAATGAATGAGGATCAAAACCCTTATCTTCTCTTAGGTGATATTGGAGTGTGGGGTTTCAGACATCTATTAGAGAAATACCCTCTGAGAGCAAAGAATATAGGTATCTGTGAGCAGGCAATGATCAGTCTAGCATCAGGGTTATCTATGGTTGGTTTTACCCCTGTGGTGCATTCTATAGCACCGTTTCTAGTGGAGAGAGCATACGAGCAAATTAAGATTGATTTTGGATATCAAGAGTTAGGTGGTAATTTTGTTTCTGTTGGAGCTAGTTATAATTACAATAAACTTGGAAGTACACATCACTGTCCAGCAGACGTTTCTATCCTCAGTCAAATACCAAATATGCAAATAGTTGTGCCAGGTTCGGCGAAAGAGTTTGACATTTTGTTTAAGGAAAGTTATAATAATGGTCTACCTACCTACTTTCGCCTGTGTGAGCATACTAATGGGGATAACTTGAATGTCAAATTTGGTGAGGTGCTCCCACTTCATGGAACTGGCACAAGGTTCACAATGCTTATCACAGGTCCTGCCTTTGACTACGTTAAGATAACTGGTTATATGGGTTCTGGAATAAAAGTGTTATATTGCACTACACCAGTACCATTAGATTTGTATACTATAGGTAGGAATATAGAAAGTAATAGACTCATGATTGTTGAGCCATACTATTCAGCTATGTTACCAGAGATAGTAAATGCTTTTCCTGGTTTAGAGGTAATTTCTGTAACACCCGATAAAGCATTTGTAGATGTTGGTTTTGATCAGGAAAAAGATATGGTTAATCGCATTATTTGGAATGTGAGGAGATTGAAATGGTAGATATAAAAGATTTTTTCCCCAGTGTTGCTAGTAGGGTTCGTAACATTGAAAAACTAAAAGGTAGGAAGGTACTAGTGACAGGGGCAAGCGGTCTAATTGGTAATCATATTCTTTCAACATTAGATGACGTTGAAGCAGATACACATATTTTACACCATGAGACTGTTCCTTACTGTATACGTAAGAGAATGACTGGTCATTCTTGGTATTCCTTAACTTTACCTACTAGAAGTTTTGATTATATTTTTCATTTAGCGGGATATGGACAACCAGACAAATTTAGTATAAATCCTTATACGACAATCGATTTGAATACGGGGGTTTTACTACATTTAATTACTAAAAATTTAGAGTTTGGTGGTTCTATCTTATTTGCCAGTACTTCAGAGATTTATAGCGGTTTGACTGTAGAAGCTACTGAAGATATGGTTGGAACTACTACGCCAGCACATCCCAGAGCTTGCTACATTGAAAGTAAACGTTGTGGTGAGGCTCTTATTCATGCTTTGAATGAAAAGGGTTACAATGGTAAAATTGCTAGGATAGCTTTAGCATATGGTCCTGGTTGCAGATATGATGACACCCGTGTTATGTCGGATTTCATTAGAATGGGTTTGGAAAATAAGCACATAGCACCAAGGGGTGGATTGAGAAATGTACGTACATATAATTATGTTACTGATACCGTCCAAATGCTCTTTAACATCCTATTGAATGGGAAGCAGACCGTTTACAATGTAGGTGGTGAAAGTTCTCTTACAATAGGGAGATTAGCTTTGCTAATAGGAAAGGAAGTAGGTGCAAAAGTGGAGTTAGTTGATTTAATACACACCGATGCATCCCCTACATTTGTTGGTATTAGCACTGATAGATACAATGAGGAATTCCCAGATATGAAAATTACAAATATAAATGATGGTTTGGATAGGACAATAGAGTGGTTTAGGTATTTGGAGGAGTCAAAAAATGGCTGATATACCATTTGCAGTTGGTTTGAATAAAGGAAATAGGGCGGTTATTAAACTACAATTTATTAATGGAGTGGTTCCTCTTGTATACTCTCATATGTGTATAACAAAAGATGGAAATAGGTATGCGTTTAGAACAGAGGAAGATGCTAAATTAGCTGCTAATTATAATGATTGGAAATATATAGAGGATAGCAAATGAAACATGAAAATTTTCCAGTTGAAGGTTTTAACTTTATGGATGAAGCTGCTACTGAAGTACAAAAGGATATGATTGCAGAACTTTGCAAAGCTAAAGATATACCGATTGATCGACATGGTGTATGGCCAGACCCTTTTTCAAAATGGGATGCTGCAAATATGATTGATAGCTTAAAGGAAGGAGATTAAAAGTGAAAAAATTATTAGTTACTGGAGCTGGTGGTCTATTAGGAAAAGCAATTTGCACTGTTGCGCAGAATGATTTTGATGTAATTTCCTTAAAAAGGGAAGATTGTGATTTGATTAATTTCCAAGATACAAAAGCTATTTTTAATTATGTAAAACCGGATTATGTAATTCATACGGCAGCCGTAGTTGGAGGTATAGGTTCTAATATGAACCATCCAGGTAAATTTTTCTGTAGTAACATTGCAATTAATACTAATATTTTGGAATGTGCCAGATTAGTGAATGTGAAAAAACTTATATCATTTTTATCAACGTGTGTCTTCCCCGATAATGCACCTTACCCATTGAGCGTAGAGAACATCCATGATGGTCCACCGCACCCTTCTAATGCGGCTTATGCTCATGCTAAACGAATGCTTGATGTACAGAGTAGAGCTTATAGAACAGAATACGGGTGTGATTTTATTACACTAGTACCTACTAATTTATACGGTTTTCATGATAATTGGGATATTGAGAATGGTCATGTTATTCCATCCTTAATTCATAAAGCATTTATTGCAAAGAAAGAGGAGAAACCTCTTATTGTATGGGGCAGTGGAAAACCTTTACGAGAATTTATTTTTGTTGACGATATGGCAAATATTTCTCTTAGGTGTTTTAGTGAATACATTTCTGCTGATCCTTTGATAATATCTACAAGTGAAGAAGTATCTGTAGGAAAAGTAGCAGAAAAGATAGCTAAAAGAGTTGGTGTGAAATGCATTTTTGATACCGATAAACCTGATGGTCAGATGAGGAAACCTTCTGATAATTCTGTTTTCAAAGAAATATTTCCTGACTTTGTTTTTACTTCTCTAAAGCAGGGTTTAGGACATACAATAAATGAGTTCGAATATCATTGGATTAACAAATTACCAATGAGAGGAGTGTCCTATGATAACAAATGAGATATGCCGATTTGTGGATAATTATGTGAAGAATATTTATTGGAAAGATGGAATAGGAGATTATAGAACTAATCCATATTACCCTTTAGATAAAGAGAAAAGAGATAAATGGATTTTGTTTATATTGAAAGAACTAGCGAACCCTTTGGAACAGACAGGTAAACATAGAAAGCAGCAGTGGGAAGATGGTTGGCAGGAGTCTTTAGACTTGAAAGAGTACATTCCAGGTTATTTTGGTAAATACCCTATTATGAGATTCAACGGTGAATTTGTACGTTCCAATCATTTAGATAATGATTTAGAGTATCATTTCTTTGCTGGTTTGCAGGAGTATTTGTTTGGTGCGCTTTTGCAACATGTAGAAAATGTATATGAGTTTGGTTGTGGTACAGGACATAATTTAGTACGAATGCGAGCCGTTAATAAAAAAGCTAAATTATATGGGTTAGATTGGACTCAGTCCGGTGTTCAGAGTGTGAACAATTTGGAACCTATGCTGCACAATGTTGAGGGTGTGTTATTTGATATGTTTCTTCCTGACCTTAATTTCTCTTTGAAACCGAATAGTGCTGTTGTAACTGTAGCGTCTTTAGAACAGTTGGGAACAGGGTTTGAAAAATTTGTACATTATGTAGTAGAGCAGAAGCCTGATATTGTAGTTCACATAGAACCTTTTCAGGATCTGTTAAATCCAGATAATTTGTTAGATTATCTGTCTTTGCAATATATGAAGAAAAGGAACTACATAGATGGGTATGTGCAATATTTGCAATCGTCTGGTAAGGCGGAGATTATAATGTATGAAAGATCCTATATTGGCTCTTTATTTGTTGATGGATATACAATTTTGGTGTGGCAACCTTCATAAGAAATAAGGGGGTAGGATTTTCTACCCCCTTATTATCCTATCTGTCTGTATCTTCACCTCTACCATCCTTACCGTCAAGTTGTCGGGAAGAACCTTTTACATTATCAGTAATACCTTTAGCAGAAGGATCAGCATCAGATTTGCCAGGATCTCTATCTCTGTCTCTAGCATTATTTTGTCTAATATCTTTTGTGGATCTATTTTCAGTTTGATCGTTTGCTTTTAAAATATCTTCTTCTGTTAATTTATCAATGGCATTGCGAATATCTACCATTAAGGCGTCAGGTAAATCCGGTAATGCTCTTTTAGCTACTGTTTTCATTAATTCTTTTTTGAAGGTAAGTTCAGGGATTATACGATCAGCCATAATAGCATTTTCAAGACTTTGACTGAGATCATCAATGCTGAAGTCAGTGGACCTTGTAATTTCCACCTTATTAAAATCTTTCTCTTTATTTTGCCATTTCAACCAATATTTAATAATACCTAGTTCTGTCTCTGTGAGATTAGAGCTTTTCTTACCTAGTACAAGACCTAGTTGTTGAAATTCATAGCGCATTGCTACCCCTGATCTAGCAGCACTACCACTAGTTCTTTGGGCATTAAGACCAGACAGATGAGCCAATTGAAATGTTTCTTCTACCTTTTTGTCTACCCAATTTAGAATAGCATCTATAGGTTCATTTACTTCTGCATTTAGCCAATCTGGTTTTCCTGCTTCACCTAGAGATGGATCAAATTCAAGAATAGCCGTAACTCCAGCTTCATTATTAATCTCTTCACCTTCTCTAGCCATAGGACGTCTTGCTTGAGGGAAACCAGCAAATTTGATAACTTCTTCTCCATAAGAAACATTTCGAATAATACTAGCCGTAATTCTTGATATTTCTTTAATATCAGATTCACCAATGTAAGGATCTTCAATATTCTTGATATTTTGAAACCACAGGAAAGGTATTTCATTTAATGGATTAGGTCCTTCTGAAACCATAATTGGATCTTCTGTGGAGGTTAATGCACTTACAATTTTACCTGGATGTTGTGCATATTTATTATCTCCAGGTTTAGGTTCATAATCTGAAGTATCTGTATGTTTATGAATCCTCATAGTGGTTCCACCAGAAGTTTCAGGAATAGTCCATATTTCCCATTTATCTGGCCACCAAAGTAAATACCTATTATCGTAATCAAACAATTTGAGATAGGTCAGTTGAGGTCTATTAGTGCGTTCATCCCTTTCATGTTCCCAATCTAATATATTAGGTAATGTAAAAGTAGAGCAATAAGGATAAATGCCATCAGCTACATCTTCTTTGAGGATTTGATTTGTACTTGTAGGTTTGTCAACTAAGATTCCTACTGCACCGTATATACCTGCTAATTTTTGAGATTCATTCAAATACACATCAAAATTGGTTCCATATAGATCAGCATCTTTGGTAAATAACTTCCACAATTTATCATCTACTAAAGGACCTAATTCTCTCAAAGCAGGCTTTTCTGTAAGGTAGAAATTAAATAGATCAATAACGATACTGGAGTAATTGAAACAGGTTCCTTCATCTTGTCTAGATTTCCAATTTTTTTGGGATTCTCTCATATGTTTTTGTAATGCAAAATTTATAAAACGAGTACCTCCAGAATAAGCTAGGCCCCAAAATGTCCAATCGCTTATCATATCTGCATAAGTGTCGTGGGTTTCTAATAGTTGTTCTACATCCATTTTATTTCTCCTTTATTTCCAATAAAGTTTTGATGGTGGCCTTCTTACGTATCTCGGTTTATTCACCCATTGTAAAAATTGACTTGTTGAGTCTACCATATCGTCATGTTCAGTAGAAGGGAAATTTGTTATTTGATATTCATAATCAGATAACCAATGGGCTTCTTCTGGAAGAAATACCTTTCCAGCTTCAAATAAAGTTGTTACTGCGTCAAAGCGTAATATTTTGTTCACATTGTTGGTACTGATGGGGATAATGGGAATTCTAGTTTCCATTTTTATATCTTGAATTAAAGATTGCCCACTAGCTCTATCTTCAACCAATACCCCTGTGGCTTTGTGAACTTCGTATAGTTGTAAAAATCTTTTTTTAAGTTCTGGAAATTCCATTCTTTTGTTTATTACATCTAATAGGTAATATCCATTTTCACCTATACCCCACACTGTGGCAGCAGATGGGTCACTTATTTCTGAATCTTTAAATGCCGTATCCCAACTTATAATGATTCTATTTAGTTTTGGTAAAATTGAATATCTTTTTAACCAGGCATGTTTTACCATACCCCCTTCTCTACTTACTGGATGCTGTTGGTACTGAGCATTCCATTCGTAAGAACCAATAATTTTTTCTATAGCATTTAAAGATGACTGAGGATAAGCTTCTGGCCATAGAGCATCCCCAACTTCTCTACCGAGAATATCATTCTCTTCTGCAATAGCTTTGAGATCAAGAATTGTCCAATCTTCTTGTGGATGTTCCTTTAGTACATAACCGCTAAGATCATTTTCATGCCATCTAGTATTAATCATAATAATTCTATTATCAGGCATCAATCTAGTATAAGCAACTGCTCTGTACCATTCGTGGAGGTCTTTTCGAATTGTTTGGGATTCTATTTCTTTTCTGGATTTGATAGGATCATCTATAATAAAGCAGTTGTGGGTTAAAATGAGATAGTTATCGTTAGTTATCGTTCTTTTATTGTGTACTGCATGTGCAAAGAAGTTACTTGTTCCCTCAACTTGGATGTCATAGACTGGGATCGGATCTGTGCTAATTCTTTCAATTTGGGAAATGGTGTCCTCTTTGATTTGTGATGAATTATATGACAACTGAGACATAGTGTTATTAGATTTTCTGGTGCATTGTTGGTCTTGTCCCCATCTATGTGATGTAGTAAGAGAGTTTCCCTCTTTGTTTTGTTCCCTGTATTGCCATCTACCGTCGATACTTTCCCCATTTGAATATTGCATACAGCGCATTGATTGTTGTCCCTCTCTAGTATTAAAGGGCGCATTTTGCGTGATATGATGTTGTATTCTTTCCCATGCCGATAATTGGAATTCTGTGTTCCAAGCATTTTCTGAGAATGTGTTTGATTGGCACATTCTCGGGAGCAATGCTGCGTTAAGTAGCTTAATGGGGAAAATGTTTTCCCACATTGAGGACATATTATTTTTGGCATTTTCCTTCGCTCTCTGGACTCTTTTCTGCATTTGTTGGAACAGAATTTTCGTATAGGCGTTTCTGTTGTTTTTCCGCAGATTACACATTTTCTTTTGTTTTTTACAGCGTGATGTTTTTGGGAACATTCTATTGAACAATACATATCTTTGTGCTTTCTTTTTATTGCTGCACGTACTTCGTAATTCTTTTTTACTACTTCTTTTCCGCACCATGCACATGTTATTTTTGTATCGGCTTTTCGAAGCATATGATAGCAGGATCTGCAATGAAGAGAGCCTATAGTTTTTCTTTTTCCACACTCCGGACATACTTGGGATTTTCTTGTCTGTAATAATTGTGATGGTGTCTCCCTTTTGTATATCTTTCGTTTTAATGTAACCTTGTCCCTGTATGAAGAATTTGTGCTCTCCAGTTGCTCTAATGTAATTCCCTGAATTTGTGGTGATTTTGTAGAGTTCATTTGTAATTTCCTTTCTAGCAGCTATTATTTTTTTGTATACTAAAGTGTTACTAGTATGGTCTAAAGATAATATTTTTATTTCTTTGCTAGATAATAACTCTACGAGGGTAGCAATGTCAACAGTTTTTATTGAAGAATCAATCTTCACATTTAGCATTGTTTCTGCTGGAAGACAATTTGCTCCACGTCCAGTGGCACCACCACCAACACTGATGTTAAAGTACTCTCCACCCTGAATAGTAGAGAAATGAGACACAGATTTTGAATCTGAAGAAATAGCACAACCAGGAAATATTTCTCTATGTAAATCTGAGTCAACTAAATTTCTGACTTTTCGTCCAACATCGTCACCACGTTTCTGATTGTAAGTTGACCATATAATTTGCCAATCTGGATTTCTACCTATGAACCAGGCAGGAAACATTTCAGATGCTAATAAAGTTTTACCATGCCTAGGGGGAGAAAAAATTAGTAACCTTCTAATATCTCCTCTCTCTACAGCTTCCAGATACATGGCAATCATTTCATGCATTAACCCAATTTTATATTTTGGGTACATTAAACGTGTGAAGCTTAAAAGTTTAGAGTGCGCAAATTGTTCGTTGGAAGGACCTTTTTTAATTGCCATCATCTCCCTTTCGTCCTACCAATTCACCTTCAAGAATGTCATCTCCACCACCTAATTTTTCAGCTAATAATTTGCCACCTGGAGTATTCATTAATTTTGAAGGTGTGATTTGTGCAGCTTCTATGATGGCGTCTGTCTCCTCTTTTGAATGGACAACATCTATTCTTCCTCTGATCATATTTTTATTTTCATTGTAAGTATCTGGAAGTAAACATCTGGCAGCAAAAATGATTGCTGCTGTGTCCCCCGATGCCACTTTTGCTAATAGACTGGATTCTACTAAGTCCTTTTTCTCCTCATCAACAGATAACATTTCATCTTTGAACGACTCATCTATCTCCATCCATTTTACAACTTTACCCCTAGATATACCGACTTCATTACATGCTTCTGTCAAGTTGAAACTGGAATATCTGTAAGCTTCTTTTAGAGCATCTTTCAGAACCCTTTCATCTTCGTTGTTAGTTATGATAACCTTTTTGTCTATTTCCTTTTCCTCAGTTACCATTGTTGGTTTGTAGAATGCGGCAGGATCTTTCTGTTTTCTTATATTGTAATATTGCTCTTTGAACATGGGATCATCTTCAGCCCATGTGTAAATAGTATTTTGAGATTTGACTCCGGCTTTCTTCAAGGCTTTAGAAATGGTCATTCCCTTACTTTTGTAGTGATATAGGAAATTTCTTTTCTTAGTCCTTATCTCTATTATATCTTCTTCAGATAATTCTTTTTTAGGTTTAATGCGTTTTTTAAGCCGTTTTCTATTGGAAAATGCTTTATCATTTGTATCAATTCTTTTAGTTCCCATAAAAAAATCCCCCGTTAATACATTTTTTTCTTGACAACCGCTTTTAAGTTCCCTTAGTATGGTACAGGCTATAATAATTTGGAATCATTTGTCAAGAAAAACTTGACAAGCAGGGAAATTAAGTGTTACCCTTTAAATAAGGAAATTAGAAGGTCCTCGAGCCTCTGTTTGATAATCGAAATTTGCTATTATTAACTTTTTACTTTCAACTAAAGAAAATGGAATTTTTCTTTAGTACGGTTATTGGAACCTGGAAAGGTAATTTGAACTGTCTGGAAAGACAAAGGAGATCGTATCATGGCATTACAGTATAAGTTGGCCCAAGAGGGTAAGTTTATTGAGTTGAGTGAAGAGGGACATCCTCTGGTATTTGATGATCAAGATGAGGATGAGAAAACATTTCCACTGGATGGTATTCACCTTTATTCTAAAGTGCCTACACTTCAAGCGGAAGCTAAGAAGTATAGGGAAGATAAGGACAAACTTCAACAGAAAATGGGTCTTTTGGGAGATCACGAACCAGAAGAACTTTCTATTAAGTTAAAGACTTTAGAAGATTTCGGGGATATCACACCAAAAGAGGCAAAAGAAGCTAGGGACCTACTTAAAAATCTTGAAGATGTGGATGAAAAAAATGCGGTTCAGATTGAAAAGGTGAAAGCTGGAGTAGCAGAATCGTATGAAGGAAAGATCAAAGATATTGACACTCAACATCAACACCAAATTTCATCTCTTGAAACCAATATACAGAGAAAGGACGGAGCCATTAGGAACCTGATCATCAAAGGTGCTTTCGACCGAAACGAGTTTATTAAGGATAGAACTGTGCTGACGCCTGATATTGCTTATGACAGTTTCGGGAAGTATTTCGTTGTTGAGGATGGGGAGAATGGTATATCTGTCTATGCTGTGGATCGGTCTGGTGAGAAAATTTTTAGTAAGGCTAAGCCTGGTGAGTATGCATCACCTGATGAAGCCATCGAATTGATCATCAATGATTACCCGCAAAAAGACAATATTATGAGGACTACTTCAGGTGGCTCAAACTCTGGTGGTAACGCCAGTGGAGGATCAGCTAAACGTCAGAGAATGGCAGAGTTGACTTCGATGCCGGCTGGGGAACGCCTTAAAGCTCTTAGACGATAAAATTTTAGCAGGAGGATTTAAAAATGGCATTAACACTCGTTGAAGCGGCAAAGATCGCTATGGGTCGGGATGAAGCTCTGAAAGCTACTGTTATGGAACTGTATGCTAGAGGTTCCGATATTTTGCAGTTTCTGCCCTTTGAAAATATTACTGGTAATGCTCTCACCTTTAACCGTGAGAAAAATTTACCCACTGCCGGGTTTAGAGGAGTGAATGAAGCTTACTCTGAGGGAACCGGAGAATTCGATAAGATTACTGAATCTCTGGCAATCGCCGGTGGTGATTTGGACGTTGATGTTATGCTGGTGAAAACTGGTAATTCCGATCAGCGTGGAGCGCAGGAAGCTTTGAAAATTAAAGCCCTGTCGCTTGCTATGACTAAATCTATTCTTAAAGGTGATTCTGAAACTACACCTAAAGAATTTGATGGTCTCCAGGTTCGTCTTACTGGTGATCAGGTTGTTGATGATGGTGCAACTGGTGGTGGTGATGTCCTTAGTTTGGTTAAGCTTGATGAGCTTATTGATGCTGTGGATGAACCGACTCACCTTTTGATGAACAAAACTATGCGTAGGCGGCTTACTGCTGCTGCAAGACTTACCACCGTTGGTGGCTATATTACTTATGATGTAGATGCTTTTGGTCGTAGAATTACCAAGTACAATGATCTGCCGATTCTGATTGCTGATAAGGATAATGATTACAACGATATTATGCCTTTCACCGAAGCGGCTGATAGTGGTACTTCTCAGTGTACTTCCATTTACTGTGTCTCATTTGCAGAAAATGGTGTTATGGGCTTGCAGAATGGTGTTATGGATGTTAGGGATCTTGGTGAGATTGATACCAAACCTGTGTTCCGTACTAGGATTGAATGGTATATTTCTCTTGCCGTTCTGCGTCCCAAAGCTGCTGCCCGTTTACGCTACATTAAGGATGGTGCCGTTGCTGCGTAATCAAAGGGTTTCTTTTGATTTTTTGTAAATCTTGAAATAGAGAGGTATTAAAAATGGCAAACAATACTTTTACGGTTGATGGAAGAACTAGGTTGGTGGATGACCTTCTGGTTCTTAAAGCCAAAGGTACAGTGGCAACTTCTATGGTAGGTGAAAGTCCCGTTGGTACGGACAAAACCTTTGATACTGGTGGTGGACGTACTGCTGGTAATATTGTACTGCTTGTTTATGCAGTGCCTAATATTCTCGCTTCTACCAAAATGACCTTTAGGCTGCAGGGTGGAAAGAATACTTCTTTCTCCACTCTTACTGATCTTCATATTATTGAGTTGGGTGATTCTACTCAGATTACCAGTGCTGTTGATTTGGGCGTTGGTAAGTACATTATTCCTTTCAACAATGAGTTTGATGGAACGGTTTATCGCTATCTGCGACATTACCTGACCATTGGTGGTACTTGTGGAACTGGCGTAAAGTATGAGTATTACCTCACAAAATAAGGAGTAGATAATGAATGATACGGGGCAAGTATCTATTTCTATCTGCATGATGGTAAGGGACGAAGAAGAGAACCTTCAACGTTCCTTACCATCTTTAAAAAATTTAGCAGATGAACTAATTGTTATTGACACAGGATCAAAAGATAAGTCTATTGAGATTGCTAAGTCCTTTGGTGCTAAAGTTTATGAACATCCTTGGGAAGATGATTTTTCGAAACACAGGAATCAATCTGTTTCATATGCTACCTCAGACTGGATTTTCATTTTTGATGCTGATGAAGAACTAATTGTACCCAATGAATCTTCCATTAGGGAATTGAAGCAGTGGTTACTTAAATTAGAAGAACCTTGTTGTTCTGCTGCTATTGTTTTACATGATATTCAACAAGATAGACAGGTAATGCGTTTTAATTCTGTTCGTCTTTTTAGAAGGGGTCATGTTGAATATTTAGGAACAGTTCATAATGCCCCTAAAGTTATAAATGGGGATTCAAAAGCGCCAATTTGTAATCTAATTGAATTGAATCATTACGGGTACGATTTAACACCAGAGAAAGCATTGATTAAAAGAAAACGTACTGAAAGCCTTCTCTTGAAAAGAATTGAACAAGATCCAGATGATGTGGCTGCTTATTTTTATTTGGTTCAAGCATACACAGCATATAGCGAGTATAACACAGCTATTAAGTATATTTTTAAGTATGAGGAAGTTGTTAAGAAAAATGGAGTTGAATTTAATGGTTCAATTTTTTGTACTGCCGTTTCAGTTTTCAGAAAAGTGAGTGATAAAGAAAATTGTCAAAGGTGGTTGTTAAAAGGGTTAAAGAAATTTCCACGTGATTTAGATTTACTGATGAATTTGACCGAATTTGGTGTTTGGCAAAAGAAGTTGAATTTGGTCATTCAGGGTGGAAAAGGATTTATGGAAGTGTATGAAGAATATTCTAATAATCCTTTAGCTAGTGGAAATAGATTTACTTACGCAAATGTACCAGAAGCAGCAGCTTATTGTTTATTCCACTTATCATTAGGTTTGCTTCAAGAGAGTAGTGAGTATCTAAATAGATTAGGTGTAGTTTTAAATGATGCCGATCCTAAGTATGCTGCTGGAATGAAGGGTGATGTCGCAACTGTTCTAGATAAATTTGGTTGGCACAGAGATGGTTGGAGTAGTTCTGCAAAGCCCAATATGATTGGTAGAGAA